GTGCCGTAGCGCGATCCGGGCCGAGTGAAGAAGGTCTCCGATGACATGAAGTCGGTCATCAGCTTGGTCCAGTCACCCGGATACATGACCACGAAATCGGGCGCCTCGCCGCCCGCCACGTAGGTGGTCTGCACCAGATAGGGAATCATCAGGATGCGGGTCAGGATCGCGCCTGCCGATTGGATCAGCGTCGATTTCCAGAAGCCGTTACCGGCAGCGGTGCGGTTGATGCCGCCGTAGGTCGTCACGTTGGTCGAATCGTCGTAGGCTTGCAGCAGGCTATCGACCTGGGTCGGCTGCGCGGTGTTGTTGGTAAACAATGCGCTGCTGATCGCCTGCACCGCCACCGTCTTGGCGTCGGCCATCCTGGCCTTGAGGATCGGGATCACCGCCTCGGAAGATTGGATTAAGGCCTCCATGCCCATGAACGGGATCGGAACCACCCCAAGCTTGAGGTTGAACTCGGCGTTCTGGGCTGCGGTCTGAACGGCTGGCTGCGGAAACACGCCAGAATAATCGGACCATGAGAAACCCACATAGGATGCTCCTTGAACCGGAACGGTGACCTGGGAGACGCCGCCTTTTGCCCTCTGAGCGTTCCTCAAGAGCAGCGAAAGCAAAGGCGTTGCCTTGTAGATCTGGACCACTAATCTTGGAACGAACGCGCGCCGCGTCGTCGCAACGAGTTCATTCCCGATCGCTCCAGACGGGACGATTCCGACCCCTAATTGAGGCATGTCATTGATTCCCTTATACTATTCCCGATATGCCTCGGATCGCATCTGAGGGGGAGTAGTAAGGGGCGTCAACTTGATAGTCTTGGAGAAAGGATCGACAAAAATCAGTTTTGTCGGCCACTCTCTGCCCCTTACCGTGACGGCTAGACCAGAGTTCCAGATTGTCAATCCGGTTATCCGAGCGATCGCCGTTTACGTGGTGGACTGTTTCATCAGGGCGGAGAGGCCGACCTAAGTGAGCCTCCATGATGACTCGATGTTCCATTTGGTATTTTCGATTCCAATAACGGAATCGATAACCATTCTTGTCTATTCCTCCGGTTCTCTGAACCTGATTGGCACACTCCCGCGAGCAAAAAATCTGCGTTCTGTCATAACGAGTATTCTTTTTGCCGAATTGATAATAGCGATAAGAAAAAGTCTTACCACAATGTTTGCAATTAGCAGTTAACGGCAAGGTTATCGGCCTGCTCACGTTATAATCTGTCCTTTTTTCACGGTTTCTTCGGCCCAAGCCTTTCTGGCTTCCTTGTCGGCCCAGGCATCCTCGTCCTCGAACAACAGTTTGAGGTCCGGATCGTCGGTCTTGCGGCCAATGCCCCAGTCGGTCGGGGCCATAATGGAGACTTCCTGCGAGGTCCTTGGCTGATTGCGCTCCCAGTGGTCGGCTGCCACCACAATGTCGGGGATTTCCTTCTCGATCATCAGCTTTTTGAGCCTCTCAATGCCTTCTTCGGTGTATTCCCGCTCCGCGCGAAGGAATTCGATGTCCTTTTCCAGCTTGGTGTCGAGCCGCTTGCCCTTCTCGCCCTCGATATAGTCCTTAAACTCCTTGCGGAGTTCCTTGATTTCATCGCGGTAAGGTTCCGTGATGTCGTCCAGGGTAGGAGTATCGGGGTAGACCTCTTTGATGAGGGCTTCCTGGCGCCGCCGTGTCTTGCCCGACAACAGCTTGTCGTGCAGCGCCTTGGCCCCACGCAGGATCTGAAGCTCGCTGTCGGGTACTTCAGCCATCAGTTAGACCCGATATGCTTGATGGTGATCTCGGGCGCGGTCGGTTGCGCCGGGTCCTGTCCTACCGGATCGTTGCCCAACTGGGCAAAGATCGACTTTCGCGACCCCCAGCCCATGTTATCGAAGTCGATCTTCACGATCTGCGGGTCCTTGTCGATGATGCGGTTGATATTGGGACCGGGGAAATTCTTGTTGGCCATTTTCAGCCTCCTGTTGGAAGTGCGGGACCAGGGGCAGCGCCCCCAGCCCCGGCACCCTGTTGCTGCGCTGCGCCGCCCGCGCCGCCCAGCGAACCCATGACCTGTTGCAGCATCGCGTTGCGGCCCGCATTGGCGATCAAGCCTCTAAGCTGAGACTGTTGCACGCCAGCGGGCGGCCCGGAGGGCGGGGCATATTTGGAAATTCCCGAGATTGCCGATGAGATGGCTTTGTAGACATCGGAACCTATCGGCAGATTCGGCAGCGCCTTGTTGAGCATGTTCAATGCCTCCCCGACTGACGACAACGCATCGGCGTTGGCGCCTGGAGAGCCGCCAGGAACCGAGATAGGACTCGATCCCATCGGCGGCGTCCCAGACATGGAAGGCGGCATCATCGCCATTTTACTTCCGGCGGTGTTTGCGACGACGATAGCGAGTCATAGCGCACTCCTGAAATTGCCGGTGAGACTGCAAGCTAATCGACCGGCGGGTTTACTTCTTGCCATGGGCCTTCGCCATCAACTCAGGATGCTGCTGCATGAACTGGGCCTGAGCAGCGGCGCGAGCCTTGGCGCGCGCGATTAAAATATCCTCATGCTGCGGATGCGTCAACATGATGAGGTCGGCCGAATCGATGGCACCAGATTTAGCCAGCGCGAAGGAAAGCTTCAGGTTATCCTCCTGGTAGACCGGCGACGACGAGTGCGAATCGACCACCACCTTGATGTCGTCCGGAAGCTGCGACAGAATGAACTCATTGGTGCCCTCGCGCATGATATCGGCATCCTTGGCCTGCATCAGCCTGAAATTGAACTCGCCCCACTCGCCGCATTGCCGCTCGACCAATAACGCCCGGTCTCTCATGCGTGGTGAGGAATTACGGGCTAAAAGTGCTGCCTGCTGCTGGCTGCGCACCCCCTGCTCCCCTTGGCCCTGCATTACCGGGGTAAATCCGGCCACGTCATCGAAGAATTGCAGGTTCTTTTCCAGCATGGCGAACAGCTGTTCCGGCATGTCCGGGGCATGTTCCTGCATCTTGGCGTTGGGATTTTCCTCGGCCACGAAGCCTCTTGGTCTGTTGAAAGCCTTGTATTTCTCAAGATTCAGCCCGGCAAAGCCTACCGCGGATCGCGGCGGATCGGCCTTGAGCTTGCGCAAACGGGTAAGCGAGCGAAGCTGGTCGTTGAGATCGTCCTGCAAGCGATAGATCGAGGCGATTTCGCTCATGCCCCAAAAATACCCCTGGATTTCATTGGGACTGACCTTGATGAAGGGGTGAAAGCCCTTCATGTCGGCATCTTTGCCCAAAGTATCGGTCAGGCCGCACAGGTTGCGCCTGCGTTCCTTGCCTTCGATACAGATCTTGGGCTTGACCATCCTGATCGTGGTGTAATCCTGCCGTTCGCGGTCCTGCACCCACAATTCATCCAGACGAATGAGAGAATGGGCGACCTTTGGGTCCAACACGGGGGTAGGAACTCCGACTACACCCACCATCCCGGAACCCGCGGAGGTTGTCATCGACACCGGTTGGGTCCCCCCGACAATGATCTGGTGGAAATAGTCGTCCTCGAACTCGTCCTCCTCCTTACTGGTGGTAGCGGACGCTTCGACCTCGGCCATGATCTTCTTGCGGTCGGGGTGTTCGGCGATTGTTCTCTCGAAAGCGGTAGGCGTCATGTAGGTGGAGTGGACAAAAGCCTCCTGTCTATCGAGATCCTCGATATCCTCCCTCAAGACTCCGAAGAATTGCGGTCTTATCGCCCAACCTTCCGGCCCGTCTTGCCCCCAGACACCTTTGAGGATGTTGCAGCCATCGATCAGGGCCCCGGCCACCGCCGCGGCGAATACGATATCGAGGTTCTTCTGATGGAAAAAGCGGTTGAGCTTCCTCGATCCGGCATTGCACATCGCCTCGACTTCCTCGCCCTCGGACTGGTCGGTCTCGATATGAAAGCGGACATCGGTCGGGGAGTACAGGAAGGCTCCGAGACGTTCGATGTGGGGATAGCAGCGATTATAGAGCGCAACGTCGCCGTTCGAGGTGCCGCAATAATAGTAGGAACGGTACATTTTGAGCAGATCCCGCCGTTGCTCTGCGGAATTGCGGCATTCGCCGATGATGTCGAGCGACCAATCCTCGATATTGCGCTGCGGCAGCTTAAGTGACAACCCTCCTCACTCTCTGGGCGGCCTTCTCGTAATGGATGCGAGTGCGACGGCGCTGACACTCTTTGCATGTTCTTTTGCCGTTGTAAGTATAAGTGTTCTCAGCACTATACTCATGTCCTTGAGGGCAATAAGTCTTAGCCCTTTGTTGTGCTCCCGTTGATTTTCCCGCGTCTCCTCTTTGGCAATTTTCCATGTGTGTTACAGCCTCAAGATGATCGGGGTTAACACAGCAACGAACGCGGCAAAGATGATCTAATTCAAGCCCTAATGGAATCTTTCCCTTAAACCTTTCATAATTCAGTCTATGGACACGCTGATCCCTCCAAGCTGTACCGTAACCGGCATCATTCAATTTACCAATCCATAGCCAACACCCAGAGTTTGGCTCTGGCAAAACTCGCGTATTAAACCACTCCCAATTCATTTCTTCCGCGCTGTATTGGTAAAATCACTCCTAAATCCTTCGTTTACCATAGACCTAGGATCACGAGAAATCCCCGCCTTTTTCGCTTCATTATGGAACAATGTCATAGGGTTTGGCCCTTGAGGCCCAATTTTCCCCATCTGGATCAGGCTCTGCCCGGTCATCGACGACATGGTGGTCGGGCTGCCCTGGCTGTTTCCCCAGAACTGAGCGGTCTTTTCCGGCGACAACTGGGCGGCTTGCTCGCGGAACTCGCGCTCCACCAGTTCCGATTCGACTTTAGTCTCTTGGCGGCGGACGATGCCGCTTTCCCCTTGCTTGGCATTGTCCTTGAAATCGGTCAGTCCGTAGTCCTGCTCCAATACATTATATGTATGTGCTGCCGCCTTAGCCTCGTTGGAGCCGCCGATAGCAAAACTCTTGGGCCGCCATTCCAGTACCTTGTCGCAATCGGGATTGGGACAGGGAGGATCGGGGTCGTCCGAGCTGCATTCGTAAACGAACTCCTGCTCGCACTGTTCGCAAAAATAAGTCCTGCGGATCATTTGCCCTCCATCTAGGCCTCCAGCCTCCAGGCGTCTTGCTCTTCCTTTTCGTTCCTGGCTTCCTCGGCCTTGACGAAGAAGTCCGCCACCACGCGGCCAATAAGATTGACCACCGGCGCCTCCTTGGAGAGACGTTCTTCCTCGACCACCTTGTCGTAGGTCTGTCCGGTGGAGATCATGCCCGACCTCACCCAGGTGATCCAAGCATGTACAGCAAGAGCAGCAGCGAAAACGCGATCATCATGAGCGCGGCCCTCCGCGCGTATTTCCGAGCCTTCCTGGACGACGCGTTCCATCTCCTCAAGTAATGGTACTGAGAAAACATCCAGATGGTTGACCGCATAGGTATCCCTCAGCTCGTTCATAATCTGCAGCTTATTATCCTGGTTGGTTTTCCAGTTGTAAACGTAACCGGCCCCCATGCTGTCAGGTCGGTGGTAGAGGAACCAACGCACCGATGAAAATATGTCCTCCACGTCGCCCGAATTAGCCGACACGCCGGGAAGCATACGCATGTCGAGTAATTGTCGTAGGTGGCGAAGTTCGTCCATGACGGCAAAGCCTGGGCCTGAGACCTCAAGATTGATAATGACATTGCGGTACACTCCAGCCAGATGCGCCATCACCCAGGCGGCTTGATAGGTTTCGGGAATGCCGGTGGCCCACTCGGCCACTTGGACGACACGATCGGCATAACAGCGAAAAATTTCGATAGCGTGCCGGTCCTTGTCCTCACGTCCATAGGCGGTGTCCACTCCCATGACGTAGACGCCATGAGGATGAGGCTCCTCCCATATTCGCAAGTCGGCATCCTTGGTGCTTTCGACCGGCTCCAACTCGGTAGCGTCGAAGCGCTGCCCGATATGATAGCGATAGGCCTTGAGCGGGATGGTGCTCTCGTGAATGAATCTGACGTTCTGCGTCACTCGCCTTAGTGGAAAGAAACTCCTCCCGGTCATGATGAAGGCTTCGTGGGCAGTGGACGGATAGTTCTGCCGCATTAAATCCGGGTCGAGGATTTCGACGC